TGGCATTATGTCTGGTATGGATCCTAACCGAGCCATTATTGCATTACTACAAATGCGTAGCGATAAGTTAGTGTCCCGTGATTATGTTCGCCGAGAAATCCCAATGGAGTTAAATGTTACGCAAGAAGAACAAAGGGTTGACATTGAAGAAATGCGCGATTCTCTTCGCGTTGCTGTTGCTCAGTATGCACAAGCTATTCCCGCACTTGCTGCCCAAGGCCAAGACCCGTCTCAGATTATTGCAAGAATTGCTGAAGTAATCCAAGGTAGACAAAAAGGTTTACAACTAGAAACTATTATTGAGAAGGCTTTTGCACCAGAACCACAACCAGTACCACCAGCAATGCCAGAGCAACCTAATATTCCAGCAGTAGGAGCGGCCCCCGTTCCTGCCTCGCAGCCAACTCCAGAACAACAAAGCGGAGAGGCCCCTGCTGCTGGACCAAGACCAGACATCGCACAACTACTCGCCTCCATTGGCGGAGCAGCATAAAATAAGGAGGTGAAAATGAAAAAGGGAACATTTCAAAAGTCTGTAGAGGTCAAACCTGTACAAGGCAAGATGGATACATCCAAGCCAGTCGGCGGAGAAGTTAGATTCGGATATACACCGGCAGGTCGTAAGGGAACAAAGGCTTAATTATTTTATTGACAGGAGCGCTGGGTGAAAGATAATAACATCAATCGCCCAGTGCGATTGTCAGATTACTTAGTAATAGTATCAGGATTCTTTTTAAATTTAACATCAGTGATAGAAGCACTTGCAGATGATCTGCACCAATTAGCTATCTATCATTCAACTCAGAAGAGCCAAGAAGAAAAAGTTTGGCAAGAATTTTCACAAGATTTAGAAACTTTAAAGGAGGACTAATGGCTAAAGCTCCAATGAACCCACTTGCTGGGCCATCTGGTCCAGGAGATAAGGCAACAAGAACAGATCAACTAAAAATAGGTTCTGCATTTTATTCAGATGATACTGCTGAAATTAGTACAGCAGCACCAAAGTCAAAGACTCGCGGTATTGCAGATGATGTAGGTGGAAGACCTGCTAGTCCAGCGACACAAACTCCTATAACTAAATTATTTGATCCATCACAAAAACCAGGTGAAGCAGTTACTTCTGGTATTGATATGGGAGAAGGCGCTGGCGCATCATCGCTTATGATGCAATCACAGTTTGCAAATAATAAAGTTTCAGACTCATTAGCAGAATTATTACCTTACGATAGTACTGGTGAAATTAATATTCTTTATCAGCAAGCTATCTCACGAGGTATGTAGTGGCAAACCCAAATCTAGATGCTGCTGTTTTACAGGCTGGTATTACTGGTAAGAAAAAAGAACAAATTGATGGGCTATCTAAGTTATTAGATTCTCATCGTAAACTTATTTCTTTACCAGAAAATCAAGCAAAGGCATCATTTGAAGCACTACCAGAGACTCAACAGAAGGCTCACGCCTCTTTCTTTGGAGATGGTGGTCCTGCTGAAGTATTAGGTAATGCAGGTCATTATTTAGGTATAGCTTTTAAGCAAACTATTGGTCGCGCTTTTAGCGCACTAGGTGAAGTATCAGACTTCTCAACTCGCCTTGCTCGTACCGGTTTAATTGCAGTAGACCAAGGTGTTGATTTAAGTACTGCATTTAAAATAGCAAATGATAAGGGTGATAAAGTATTTGACCCAAGTCGTATTGATGCAGCTACTGCAATATACGGTGAAGATGTAATGTCTGTAGCAATGAAGGTCGCTAGTGGTATGAGTTTAAGCGAGGTTCAGGCAACAGGTTCAGATGCAGAAAAATTAATTGCATCTACTGCTGCTCAGAAAAAAGATAAAGATGCTTACTTTCTAGATGCACTAGATGCTGCACAGAGAGCGAAGTACTCCCCAGGTAGGGCAATAGCAAATCTTATCCTTCCAGAATTTTTAGAAAAAACTGTTTTATATAAAGGTATTTCTGGTGTAGTAGATGCGGGTTATAGAGTATTTACTGATCCATTTTTAATATTAGGTAAGGCTAAGAAAGCCTATGATGCTGGAGATTTTTTACTTTATAATTTACTAGGTAAAGAAAAATTTAGTTATGGTAGAAATTTAATGGCTACCGCAGGTAACGCTGCTCAAGTTGATAGAGTATTTAGTAATACAGGTACTAGAATTTTATTTGACAGATACGGTGCTGCTTTAGAAAAATTAAGTACTGCTCGTACATCTAGGAATAGAATTGCCGGCGCTGAAGCATATCAAGAGGCTAGACGTTTAATACCAGAATTTGGCCCTGCTGGCGTAGATCAACTTATTACTGCTGGCGTTAAGGATGCACAAACAGCAGCAAACTTTTTAAAGAATCACGCTGATATAAAATCTATTTTGTCTGGTCAGGCAGGGCGTAGAACCCCACTAGTTCCAACCTTAAATGCTGCCCGTAGAGCAAGGGTTGCTTTATTTACTACAGGCAATAAGGTAATTAATATAGATAAAGCCGGTCAAGCAATTGTTAGAGCTCTTTATACGAGTGATGAAACGCAAGATGTCGTATCTACTCTTGGACTTAAAAGCGCTGAAATTGCTAAGATGGAAGCAGGGGTAGGTCGCAGTAGGGGTAAGATAAGAGATGGTTCTATCAGATTTACTGAGAATCAAATCAGTGGTCGAATTGATCGCTTTATGCGTAAGTTTACAACTATTCCTTATTTTAAAAATGGTTTTTTTGATGTAATGACTGCTGATGCTCCTGAGAAAATATACCAATTAGCTGCCTTAACAAATACTCGCTATCATTCAAGAATAATCCAAGAGGCATTTGCTGCTGGAGATGAAGGTCAAAAGAAACAAATTTTTACAGGTCTTTGGAATACTATCGCTGAAACCCGTCAAGTAACTAAAAGTATTGAGGGCAAAAACTGGGTAGACCAATTTAGCGGTACAGCATTAGATTATAGTTATGGTGCAAATATACTTGTTGATAAAATAGGTGCTGACGGAAAGCCATTACTAGATGATCTTGGTAATATTATTAGGGAAGAAATAAACCCTGCTAATTTTGATGGTCAACAGTTAGCTCTGCACGGATACCAACTTTCTAGTGCAATAGCTGTTCCTTCTATATTGGACCTTGATCGTTTATCTGCTCGTTCTGGAATTATAAATCGTATACTTGGTGCTTCTCATAAAAAATGGGCAGATGATGTAACATCTGGTTGGGTACTGGGTACACTTGCTGGACCTAAATTTCCGGTTCGTAACGCAACAGAAGATTTTATGTTAAACATCGCAGTAGGTCAAAAGACTTGGGGTATCACAAAAGGTCGTTTTGTATCAACTAAGTTACGTCAACTTAAAGAAGCAGAGGCTGGTCTTACTACTGAGCAGAAAAAACTTGGTCAAGAAATAGCAGACCTTGTATCTGAAACAGATGAACTTATAAAGAATCCAGCCAAAGCATCTCAAGTTAAAATTAATCAAGATCTTATTAAATCAAAAACTGAAAATCTTAGAAGTCTTGAAGGTAAGAAAATAAAATTTTATGAATCTAATCTTGGATTTGTAAATCGTTTAGTTGGTCGTGGCCAGGTAAAAGAATTTCAAGTTCGTATTGCTGCGGCTGGCGATGATATAAACAAAGTCCGCCAAATAACTGCAGAAGCAATTATGACTGGTAAACTATCTTCTCGCGCTTTATCTAAAACAGATAAGGCATATTTAGCAGAATTTGCTCAGTATGGTAGAACCCAAGATATGCTTGACGAGGTCGTAGAAGGCGGTAAGAATACTCTTCGCGGTGGTAGTTACTCAATTCAAGCTAGTAATGATGCTAAAAGATATGGCACCCTTCGCGCTCTTGAATATAATGGTGTAAAATTTAAACAGTCAGGCAGTTCATTTACTAATATAGATCCTGTCGCAAATGATCAAGCACGTCTATCTTGGTTAATAAAGATTGCTCTTCACACAAACGATGAGATTGACTCTATCCTTATAAACAATCTTGATAATAAAGAATTGGCTATTGATAATCTTGTAGCATATTTAGATAACAACCCTGCATTAAAGGGCCGTTTTCAATCTATGTCATCAGGTATAGTAACCACAGCTCAACACGCTGAGCGTGTTTACCTAGATGTATTAAATACATTCTCTAAGGCAGATGGAACATTAAATAAAGATCTTTGGAATAAAGTTCGTAAAGTTAAGGCTGATGGTAAAATATCTTTATCTAGTAGCGGTCTATCAGTAGATGATCTTCCAGCAAGAACACAAAAAGAGTTGCATCCAAGATGGATATCTGGTCCCACTTTAGTTCCAGTTTCTGAAGGTAGAAGTATGTCTGCCTCTATATTTCAAAAATCTTGGGATTATATGGGTGAGGCTAATGCTAGGTTTTCTAGAGAAGGTCTTGTATTAGATGCTATGTTAGATGTTCGCGGGCAAATGGATGAAACAGGATTTGCTGATAGAATATTTAAACAACTAACTGCTGGTAAAACTGGTGATGATTTAATTAAAGCAGAAACAAAAGCAAGAGAACATATTACTTCTTTAGCAGAAGATATGGCTAAGAATAGGGTTCTTTCTTATGTAGATAATCCTGCTGTTCGTAGCCAGTTGGCTATGTCTGCTCGTAACTTTGCTAGATTTTATAGAGCAACTGAGGATTTCTATCGCCGTATAAGTCGTGCAGTTAAATATAATCCAGAGTCAATTGTTAGAGCAAGTTTAACCTATGAAGGAATTAGTCACTCTGGGTTTATTCAAACAGATGATAATGGCGAACAATACTTTTTCTATCCTGGTTTAACTCCAGTATATGAAGCAATGAATAACGTAGGTAGACTATTTGGAATTAAAGATAATTTTCAAATTCCAATGCCAATTGAATTTAGTGCAAAGATAAAGATGATTACACCTTCTTTGAACCCAGACTCACTATTCCCTACATTTGCAGGACCATTAGCTGCAGTTCCATTTAAGATGGTTGGAAATATGGTTCCACAAATTAAAGATTTAGAACAATATTTACTGGGAGCATATGGTGAGGATCAACCAATGATCGCTGCCGTATTACCAGCACACGTTAATCGTATACTTTCAGCCCTAAGTACTGATGAGCGTAATTCCCAATTTGCTTCTGCTTATCGCAAAGCAGTTACCTATCTTGAGGCTACAGGTCACGGATTAAAAATAACTATTGATCCAGTAACTGGCGAAGAGGTACCACCTTCTCCAAGAGATTTGAATAACCTTAAAGATAAAATAGAAGCAAGCACAATGACTGTAATGAGTATGAGAGCTTTGCTAGGATTCATATTGCCAGCATCTCCACAGGTAACTTTAAAGGCTGATATGGCTAAATGGGTACGAGATAATGGTCAAGTAAACTACAAACAAACATTTAATGATCTTATAAATAGATATGGTGACTTTGAAAAAGCAATTGAAGAATGGATTAAATACTATCCAGATCAAATGCCATACACTATCTCAGAATCAGAGCCTGCTGTAGTTGCTAATGTTAGAGCAGTAGAAGGTGCAAAAGATTGGATTGATGAGAATCAAGAGTTACTGACTAGATATCCAGAGGCAGCATCATTCTTAATACCTAATGTTGGTAAATTTGATTTTGATTCGTATAAACTATTATTTAAATCAGGCTTAAAGACAAAGAAAACTATAACTGATTTTGTAGTAGAGGTTAGTGCTGCTAAAGACCTTCAAACATACTTCGCTAAGCGAGATGAAATTGAAGAGCAAATGTCTGCTACAACGAATACTGACTTAAAGCGTCAGCTTAGAGATGAATGGCAAAATTGGTCTGATCAATTTAAAGGTGTAAGACCTTTACTACAAGAGCGACTAGGTCAGTATGGTGAAAAATCTGTTCAAAGAGTAAGAGCACTAGATGATCTACGTAATATGATAAAAGATCCAAGTGTTAAAACTCAACCTAAATTGATATCTATTCTTGATCAGATGATAACAACATATGATGATTATGTAAACCAAAGAGATTTTACAACAAGTATAACCTTTGGCAATAAGCAAGACTATAAAGCACAGTTAAGATCTAATGCTAAAATAACATTAGAGGCATTAGCTGAATCAGATCCAAATGCGTTAGCAGCATACAATCTATTGTTCGCTCCGTTGTTCAACTAATTGTTAGGAAACTAAATTGGCATATGTAAAACCTACGGGTAAAAAGAAACTTCAGGCTGATTTAGCGCAGCAGAAGGTTCGCGTTACCCAAGCACAAGAAAAATTAAATCGCCGTATAAATGGTGTGCCTATAATTGAGTCAGATCCAAAGGCATACGAATTAGCAAATACTGCATTTGAGGCGGCTGTCAAAGAACAAACTAGATTACAGGGACTTATAGATAACTATAAAGAGCCTGAAAAAAAGTTATCCAAATTTGAAGTAGATAAAAAACGACAAGAAGATTTAAAGGCTGGAATTGTACCGCCCCCTGGTAGTACTGTTTCCGGAGATCCCAATACTGATCAAACTGGTCAAGTAGAAAATTTTGATAGTCTAATAAAATCTGCAAAAACTTTTTTAAGAAAAGAAATGTCAGATGATGATCGTTTAATTCTAGCGACTCAATTAGCAAATGCTGGTTATGAAGTCCCTAAGATTAAAGCATATAATGATTCATTGCTAAGTGCCTACACAAGTCTTATACAAGGAGCAAAGTCTAGAAATAAAGAGTTTCCCGATGATATAAAAACTGTTGATGATTTTCTAGCAGAACAAACAAATATAGCTAGTCAAATCAAAGCTGCAGGTGGTGGCGAAGATGAGCGTTATAAACCTTTTGGTCAACAAGAAATCTTTAATAAAAGCACAGCCGAAGGTGTAATTGAAAACTTATATAAAAATATTACTGGAAAAGATGCTACTGGGCCTGAGGTAAATTCTCTATATAAAGAGTTACTTGCAGAACAAAAGAAAGCCTCAAGTATCTCTAAGGGTACTTATAAAATGGTCGGTGGAAGAAGAGTCCTAGTACAAGAATCAGGGCTAGATCCTAGAGTATTTTTAGAAAATAGAATAAAACAATTACCTGCCTATAAAGAAAGTCAGGCTGCAAAGTCTGAGAAGAGTAGAATAGATCTTGCATCTACTGCTATAGCTAATGGTTATAATCTTGAAACTGATTTTGCAAATGATTTACCTAATTGGTTAGATGCTATAAATAAAGGTGAGAGTATAGATAAGTTTAAAAATAAAATCCGAGTTAATGCTAGAAGGATATTACCAGAGGCAGTAAGAAATCAAATTGATCCTGATGAAGATCTATCTACAACTTTTTCTACCTATATAAATAATATTGCAAAAGCGAGAGGTATCCCTTCTAGTCGCGTTAATCTAAATGAAGTTATCCGTATGGCTACTAATGATAAAGGATTTGCTGATTATCAAGAATTTGAGAAAAATAAAAGATCTCAAGTTTGGTGGGATGAATCTCCGGAAGGTATTAGTGTGACCACTACCGTTTTAAATGACACACTTAAAGATTTCGGATTGTTAGGACAAGGAGTGCGAACAGTATAATGGCTGAAAAGGTAACGCTTGCTGAGGCTAAAGCCCTTGGATTTGATAGTACAAAAGGTATCACCAAAGAAGGTGGTATGTATAAGTTTGACGTTTCACTTGCTCCCGATAGAAGTGGATTTCAATCCGTTGGCGTAGCAAAACCTGGTCAGGTACAGATGACTCCTTATTTTGGAGATGTTACTGGTGCTTATCGTTTAAATCAAGATCAATATAGTTTATCCCGCACTATGGGTGGCGATATTAGTAAAAATCAATTAGAAATTATGCGACAGAATGAAATCAAAGGATTAGTTGATAGTGGTTTGTCAGTAGCTGATGCAACTGCTCAGGTTGATAGTAAGGCAGGTGGTGCCGGTGGCGCTTCAGGGAGTGCAGGGGTAGGTGGTGCTTCTCTTGAGGCACAAGGTGCAGCAAGATCAGCTTATGCTTTATTGTTGTCAGAATTTACTAGGTATGGTCTTGAGGCTTTAGTAACTCCATTACAAGACTTAATCAAACAAGGTCTATCTGGTCCTGAATTTCAGATTGCACTACGAAATAGTGATGCCTATCAAAAACGCTTTGCAGCTAATACTGATCGTATTAAAAAAGGTTTAACCGCATTGAGTCCTGCAGAGTATCTAGCATTAGAAGATGGATATCAAAACCTTATGCGTAACTATGGTTTACCAGCATCCTTTTATGCTAAAGATAGTCTAGGCACACAAGCAGGTTTTAATAAATTAATTGCTAATGATGTATCAGCAATTGAATTAGAAGATCGTATTGTTACTGCACAAAAGAGAGTTTTAGATGCAGCACCTGAGGTGACTACTGCATTAAGACAATTCTATCCTGATATTAGAAATAGCGATATCCTTGGTTATACCTTAGATCCCGAAAAAGGATTAGCGGATATTAAGCGTAAAATAACTGCTGCTGAAATTGGTGGAGCAGCATTAGCTGCTGGACTAGATACAAGCCTAACAGATGCAGAGTATCTACGCCGTTACGGTGTAACTGCTGAAACTGCTAGACAAGGATTTGGTGTTATAGGTGGCGGTCTTGAGCGAGGTAGACAACTAGCATCTATCTATCAACAACCAGACTACACACAAGCAGTAGCTGAAGAGGAAGTATTTAATCTACCAGGTCAAACAGAGTCCCAACAAAAACGTAAGAAAATTATTGGACTAGAAAAAGCAGAATTTGGTGGACAAACTGGTATGACCAGTGGAGCACTCAGCAGAGACAGAGCTGGCTCCTATTAACTAAGCCTGCCATCAGAACCACCGGCCTGATGGAGTGATAACAAAACCGGTAGTAGAAGCCATACAGAGATCCCCGAACTGTATGAGGTCTACGACAACTACAAACGAATGGGAGATGGACTATGTCCAACAACGACTACGAGGATGATGACGATACCGACACAAGTGTTGAATCGTTAAGCAATGATCTCGTTAAACAACTACGCAAGGCTAATAAAGCAAAAGATAAAGAGTTGGCAGATCTTAAAGCTAACTTTGAATCTTTAAATAAAGCGCAAAGAGAACGAGCAATCAAAGAAGCCCTCGCAAGTCGCGGGGTAAATCAGAAGATTTCTTCTTTTATTCCGCAGGATATAGACCCAACTGAGGAGTCTGTATCAAAATGGTTAGAAGCAAACGCAGATGTGTTTGGTCTTCAAGCCGAAGAAGTACCCCAGAAACCTAATGTTGACCCTGCTCAAGCGGCAGCGTACAAGAGGATGACTAATACTGTTGAGCAAGGGATTACACCTGAGCACAATGACGATATTATGAAAAAACTTATGAACGCTAATACTCGCGAAGAGTTAGATGCAATCATTAAGGGATCTGGACTCTAATCCAATCCTAATGAAAGGTAATGCCCAATGGCAATTCCAGGCGGTAGTTTAACCACTACATCCAGCATTAGCAATTTAGTCACAGCAGCATACGATCAGTATGTAAGAATGGCACTTCGTTCCATTCCTGTTATGCGCTCACTTGCCGATGTTAAACCAGTTCAACAGGCGATGCCAGGATCATCAGTTGTATTCTCAATCTATTCAGATTTAGCACAAGCTACATCTACGTTGACAGAATCAACCGATGTTTCCTCAATCGCTTTAGGTAACCCATCACAGGTTACTGTAACCCTTGCTGAATACGGCTCAGCCGTTTCAACAACTAAGAAGTTAAACCTAACTTCATTCAACGATGTAGATTCAGCACTTGCTGATATCATCGCTTACAACGCAGCAGACAGCATTGACAATGTTGTTGGTCAAGTTCTTTGTGCTGGAACCCAAGTAATTTATGCAAACGGTCCATCAGGAACAGTTCCAACAGCATCTAGTGCAGTGCTTCCAGTAGATACAATTACAACTGCGGACATCCGCAACGCTGTAGTAACTCTACGCACCAACAAGGCTCTGCCTCGTATTGGTGAGCTATATGCTGCATATCTACACCCACGTCAATCTGCTGACCTTCGCGCC